AAGAAGCACCTGAAATTGCAAGATTGTGGTGATCAAAACCAAGTTGGCTGGCGAGTAAAAAAGGCCAGGCTTTTTCGTAGCACTGACCTTGCATTGGATGTTCTATCTCAGCACCTGCTGTGTGAGAGCAACCATTAGCAACTAAAAGCATTAAACAAAGTTTTCTATTAAGCTTGAGGTGTCAGTGAGACTAACTACTTCTCCTGAAAACTCTGCATCATACTCAGCTAATCGTGAAGAGACTATTGAAGGAGCAGAAGCTAAAAAGTCTTCTTTAGAGGCACCTTGAGCAATCTCATTTTCATAAATATGAACATCAGTCAGTTGTGGGTACTGAATCTCTGGTAGTCTTTGAACTTTTAGAAGATAGTAGGTTGAAGTAACAGTAGACAGGTCAACTTCATTGTAAATATCCTCGCTTATGTTAAATACTGAAACAATTTTAAAACTGTCTGATTCATATAAATTAGCCATTTAAACTCTCATACTTTCTATACATGGGGAATGTTTCAAAAAAAGATGTACCTCTATATTTGTCCAAAAGAGTGTTAAAAGAAATCATATTTTTTCTCAAATCAGACAAAGTAAGATATTCTAATTTCTTACCTTTTTCAGTAATAGTATACCCATCATCTAAGTTTTTGTCTATAAAATTTTCATAAACTTTAACTAATTCAGGGTATGAAGTATAAAGTTCAAATAATTTAAGTTTATCTTCTTTAAGTAATATTTGAGGATTTAAGTGCGGTGGTAAATAACAAGGAGAATAAACTATATTTAATCCTAGTCTTCTAAAACGCTCTATGTAAGGTAAAGTCCAAACACTGTATATATTAACTACACAATTAACAGCATCAATATAATTTTTGTTAAAAGCTAGGGTAAAGTTATCTTGAAATCTTTGTAACGAAAACCCTGTTCGTGAGTATTCCACCGCTTTTCCCCAACCATCTACACTTACTTCTAAACTTACTCTATTAAATTTATTCCATAGGCTTAACAAATCAATATTTTTATAATTTAAGTTTGATAAGTTTGTTGAGTAAGATATTGTTACGTCAGTCAATTTTTTATCAAGCAAAAAGTTGAGAAAATTTAAATTTGCATCGGTGACAAGAGGTTCTCCTCCTGAAAGCTGAATATGCTTTAATTCGCCAGACTTTATATACTTCTCTAATAAAGGATATAAGTATTTAGAATTTACTTCTATAGCATCTTTAACTGTATCTCCATAGTTAAATTTGAAGTATCCGTGTTTACGATTTTCTTGTGCCCAAGCAGAAGAAAAAGCGGGGCCGCACATACGACACTTAAAATTACACACATCAGTAAGTCTTATGTGAATTGAATGAAGTGCTTTGTTTCGATTTTCGTTTATCCTATGGGATCTTATATTGTTTTCTTCATTTTTCCAACACACTTCACAATTTTCGTTTTTAACCCCTGAAAGTAAATCTTGTCTGAGAGTCTTTAAGGGGATTCCTATGAGATAGTCTTTTACGTTATCGCCCATAGGAAAACGATTAGAAGGCATCACACAACAAGGAGTGACTCGTCCGTCTTCCTCAATATGTAATTCATTAAAAGGCCTATCGCAATATGTATTACTTAGAGGCTGCTTGTTCATAGCGGATAAGTGGATCTCTTTTTATACCTTGTAGAGAATTTATGAACGACTCATAGTCAGATCTTAAAGTTTCTTGATCTTCAAGGTTTGGGTTGATAAATTGCATACGCAATCTTTTGTACAGATTTTTCCAAGTAGGTCCGTGTGGTGTACACCGGAACCTGTTAATCCTGTAACAATAGTACTGAAGTGCGTGTGCTATTTCATGTACTATTACCATCTTAAGTCTAGCATATTTATCACGAGTATAAAAGCCTCCGATATTAGGGTCAGAATCAAATGATTTATATTCATATACACGATATATTTCACCATAGTTATCTTTACACAAGTGATTCATAGCTATATTAATACCAGGACCATCTAAGTACATGCCACCACGAGAAGAGCATCTTTTAGGACTCCAATCAAACTTTACGGAGGCAAGCTTAAAGTCAGGATATATTTCTTCTCTTGCGAATTGCTCTACTTCTTTTGCATATAAAGACGCAAAACTATTCCATTCAGCGCGTTCAATTGAGTTCATTATCGTCTCTTTCCTGTTGCTGAGTCTCCAGCTTCTTTGCTTGAGAGAACTACTAAATTACCTTTATTGTATGCTTGACCAATATGAACACCTGAGCCTCCATACCTTTTTTGACCGCGCACAAAACCATTACCCACACGATCAGAAGTAGGTGCAGTTTTGACGTCAGATTTATAGTTAGGGAATGAGGCTCTTGCTTTTGGTTTTGGTTTTTTAGCAAGCTGTTGAGGATGGACCCCCATACGACGGAGCCATTTATCATGATATTCTAGTTGCTGTGCTTTTGTCATAGAATCTCCTGTTATTTTAAGTAAAATAACAGATATAGAACCTTAGAGCAACGGTTAAGTAGGATTACCGTAGACGTCAGACCACTGTTTTTCAGTTATACACAAAGGAGGATATTCAACTCCTTCAGTGCCTTGTGATTGATTTACTTTAATTTGAAGCTCGGCATAATAAGTATAAATTATTGCTCTACATTCATATTCAGAATCAAATGGAGAATCAGGAAAAGCATATAAATTGACATGATCATCAGAAGCCATTCCAATAAAAAATATTAATATCCATCTCACAACAGTAACTCCTCGTAATCTCGTAAGCAATCTGTATATTTACCATCAATAGTAGGTTTGAATAAAGCTGCTACGATATTACGAGCACGGGCAACTGCCTCCCAATTCTCATCACAAAAGATAGCAACACGATTACCGTGAGAAGGATTAGTATGATACGTATCAGGATCATCTATCTGATAGTATGTCAGATCATCGCAGATTCGTCCAACTAACTTTTTGTTGAGTTCAAAAGTAGTATTCGGTTGAGCAAATAATGCAGCTAGATAAAAGGTTTTTGGTGTATATTCATTAGGTTGCCAAGACCAGAGACCCGATGCATACAGATCATGAATTGCGTGCATCAACCAAGGATCTCCTAAACGATCAATATCTCCCATACGAAGCTGTGCTTCAATGATATAGTTACCAATCATCTCAACATTGACACATCCTGTGTATTTATCTAGATTAGTCTCAAGCCAACTATAGGCGTGTCTATAAGCATACTCTGGAGTATCCTCTTCTTGAACAAGCTCCCAGTAGTCAAAAGCACCATGCTGAAGCTTTTCGCCTCTAAAAACAAAACACTCTACAATTTTTCCTTTACGCATAATAAAGTCAAAAGAATAGTGCTCTCCCATGTGGTAGGGGGACCAAAATAGTCCTGCATCTACTATCTTACTGTATTGTTCTAAGTTATGACAAACTTGTGATTGCACGGAACCGCCCATTAAATTTGTAATGGGTTTTACACAGACTGGGTACTCAGTGGGAAATGTACCAATAGGACCATGTGCTAGTCCTTGAGAAGCACAAATAAAAATCTTGTCATAGACATGTCTATATTCTGAGAATTGACACCAAGCTACAGGATCAGTAGTAGGTATTACTACATCAGTATCAGGAACATCTGCGTAGTGAAATGGCATTTGTTTGATAGGGTTATAAGTTGCCCAAGTCATTTCTGTACCTCTGGTGACCAAAAAGTTGTGCGTCCATCATTAAGCTTAATTCTTTCAACAGGATTGCCGTAGATATCATGCTTCTGATTATAGACCATCACATGCCCGCCCCTAGCAGCAACAATCTCGGCTGGGTTGCTAGCAAAACGAGTGTAATTACCGTGATTATTATATAAGTCGGAATAATTACGAATAGTGGCTCCACCTGTTTCATATGAAGCTTTAAGAATCTTACAAACTGCATAATATAGTTTCTCAAGTTCTTCATCACTGCAACTTTCTAAAAGCCTATCAGGTCTTATACCTGCGAGAAAAAGAGATTCAGATTTGTAGATATTTCCGACACCAGATATCTGAGACTGATCCATAAGCCATTTAACCATTGTCCATTTGGGCTTGAGACGAGCAAGTCGTAGAAACTCGGATAGAGTACAAGGATTATTAAGCATATCAGGCCCAATAGAACCCAGTTTCCGCTGATGATCCTTATCATCAAATACAAACTTAACAGTACCAAAATTGCGTTGATCATTGTAATATACCGCCGTATCATCATCAAAATAAAACGCAATACGAGTGTGTTTTGATGGTTGAAGTTTAAAATTACCACTCATACCTAAAGTGGTATACATATAGCAGATAGGAAGAAGGTCGCCAAACTCCCACCAAATAAACTTGCCTTTATTATATACACCCTTAACGGGAAGATGTTTTTCATCTAGTGCAAAGTAAAACTCAGAGAACCCAGTAGGTACTGTTTTAACATACCTACCAGAAATAAAATTGATGTTTACTAAAGACTTACCGCGTACAGCCCTATCTACTTGACGAGCTGTACGAGTGCATTCTGGTCCTTCAGGCATTAACGCATACGAAGATTAGCTTGGCGAGGAAATCCCCAGACATCAATAGCAGGGATGCGAAGCATGCGTTCTTTAGTGTTATTTTTATCAGGATTTGGAACAGTAAGCATTACGTTTTTATCTGCACGCCATGCTTTGACTTTATTGTTCATTTCAGCTTCAGAACCTACATACTCAAGACGTATAGCTTTTTGAATACGCTTACCGAAACGATTTGGGTTTTTATGGGTAATACCTTTTGAAACTTGTTTTTGACGCTGTCTTTTCTTAGCCATTTTGATCTCCTTGTAATAATATAACTAACTATACTAATTATTTAAGTATGTAACAAGGATTTATTTATATTATTTACTACATGAGTAGCAATTATCTCAGAAGTTTTGATATCAAAATGTAGACCGTCTCTTGCATAGTCAAGTATAGGGTAATTAGCAAAAATATTAGTACACAAATTCAGTTGATCAAAATCTCTTTTTTCTGGTATGAACAAGTTACATATATTGCTATAACTTTGGTTTAAACCGTTAAAGCAAGATAAAAAGTTATTTATATCTTCCTCGCGAGTATTTTTTTCAAAATGTTTGAATATCCAGGGATCTTCGTATCTTCTATGAAAATGAGTCCACATAACAACAATCTGCTTTGGTTTAAATGTTTTTATAATTTGATTTGCTATTAAGTATAAAAGGTTATTTGCAGCTCCTTCAATACCAATATTTAAACATCTTATACCTATTTTATCTTGCAATACTCTTGGCCAAGTATGTAAAAAAGGGCTTCCTACGCCTTTGGTGCAACTATCTCCTATACACCAAATCACGTTATCTAAATCATTAGGCCACTCTTCGTCCCTAAAACCTTTTGAATTGTGTTTGTAAGAAATTTTATGAGGAAAAGAAAAGAAATGATTTTTATCTTTACACGTACTAGGAGTATCAGTAGCGCAAAAAGGAGAAGTTATATTTTTTAAAGGAGTATACGTCAGATAGTCCACTTAAAGACCTAACATGACAGCATAGTTAGATGAGATTGTTGAGTTTTGTCTTAAATCAAGAAAAGAAGAGATAAAGTGTTGAGGCTCGTAGACTTGCTCACAGCTTGAACACTCAATTAAATCAAGAGGTTCAATCTTACCGTTTTGAAACCAAACCTCTTCTTCTTGAGAACAGATTGGGCATTTACTTCTGGCTCTGTAAGTAGACATTCTGCACTTTTTGATAATATAAATCCATTGAATGATCAAAAGCACCATCAAAGGGTTGACCCTTAGCTAAAGCGCGCATACGCCCTCTCCATTGATCCTTAATTCTTTGCCAGCGAGACATTTTTCTGATATTACCATGATGGTTAATATACACAATCTCACCACTATGACGAAAAATAATAGGCAACGGAACTTTTGTCACAATATCATTGTTGTTTACAAAACGCCAATGTTTGATTCCATCATTCTTCATTTCTTTGACGAAGGCACGATTACCTACACGGGGGGAACCGAATGTATAGAGTTCGTGTGCGTCCAACCGACTAGCACATATGGTAGCTAATGCAGCTCCTAACGAATGCCCCGTACATGTAATTTTGTACCCATCGTCAAGGTTTTGTTCAGAAATCCACTGAACAATACCATCATAAACTTTATCTATAGCTTGTGCAAATCCAAAATGAACTAAACCCTTTTCTCGTGCCTGTTTAGGCCAAGCCTTGAGATCAGCTAAGATATCTTTCAACTGTGTAGGCTCAGTTCCTCTAAATACAATGAAGATTTCATTTGCATTACTTTTGCGGCAACAAAAAGCTTGAGTACCGTCTTTATCAAACCAAGCCCATTCATTATACCCAATATCTTGAAGTAATTTTTTAACTTCGTCTTGGGTTCTATAAACACCAAGCGCAAAACCTGCTGCTAATGCAGCTTTTTTATAATCTAAGTTCATGAGGGGAACTCCTTTTTATTGTGCTTTGAAGACAGCTACCTGTGATGGTACTCCTTCTATATAGTATATTTTTTCAAGTTTTATCAATTCTTCTTTTTCAAGTGTCATAGTCGCATGCTTGACTCCATTGGTTCCTTTATGTTCATTATCTGACTCATGCCAGTCGTCATAAAGAAATACAGTCGCTCCTAGTTCAATTGCCATTTTTGTATCAGAAATAACGGATTCATAACCATGACAGCCGTCAATAAAGGCCATGTCAAACTTTGTATCTTCTAACAGGGGTTTAGCTAATTTACTATCTGAAGCAATAAAATTAAATCTATCGCCATAACGTTCTTTGACAGTTTCTGAAGCAGGTTTTGTAGCTCCGTGTTTACAAATGTCAACAGCCGTAAGTTTTACAGTTTGTTGTGGATGCCACTCTAACCACATAGAAGCTGAACAACCAATATTAAACCCTATTTCAAGAATATGATTAATGTTATAAGTTTCATAAACACCTTCAATAATATGACGAAAGATTTCAGGGTCTTGTCCGTTACAACCCCAAAATCCCTCTCCTGATTTGTGCGTGTTTAGTATGTAATTAAGCCAACTCACTTTGATTTCATTTTTTTCAAAATAGCAGCTTGAAGTGCTGGCGGAAGCTTGCGCTGTGCTGGTGTTAAACCGTCGTCTTTGCGTTGCATTTTTGGCTTACCGCCATTCATCATTGGTGATTTTTTACTCATGATTTTCCTCTTCTTCCTAAATCGATTTTTTTACCTTTATGAGGTCCTGATTTTCTTGCAATAAGCCCACGAGCAACAAGGCGAGCACGATTAGTAGAACCAATCGACTTACCCGCCTTGTGCTTACGCAATAATTCCGAAATATTAATTTTGGGTTTCTTGCGCTGTTTTTTCATTATTCTGATTTCCAAATGGTATACGCACCATAACCAACAGCAGCCCAAGCTGCAATGCCGATAAGTGGTTTAAATGCTAGGGCAATAACTCCCATAGCAACAAGAGCGATACCGTCCCAGGATGTGCGTTCTTTTAATCTTGACATTACCCAGTTCATCCACCGACTCCTTTCCTGTAC